AGTGGCATGAGCTGATATATTGTGTTGTTTAAAAAGAAAAAACTCATTAGAGCTTGTATCAGTTATTGATATATCTAAGTTTGTTTGCTGATTGCCTGTATCACACGCAAACAAATTCTTAACAACAACAAAATCAAAGTCACCGCCAGATGGCGCTGTATAAATTGTTTCTTGCGTTGTGCCAGCAAAACTATGTTTTACATTGATGGCTCGTTGTATGTATTGTCTTTGTGAGGATAAGTCCATTATCTTTTACCCCTTGCTTTTGCATCCACCCTAACCTGACCAAGTTTAAAATCTTGGTTTGTGTCACCTTCTACTTTCATTGAAATAGATCTTGCAGTAAATCTTGCATCCATATAACCATCTGATTCAAAAGTAAATGAGCCAAAGTCTGTTTCTGCACCATTTGCTGTAAATTGTCCTGTAAATGATAAAGTAACGCCAGGAAGCGTTGTAGCTTCTGAATCTGGTATGATCTGATTGACTTGAGCTAGTTTATCTCCTTGTCCTATTTCAATAGGCCCTGTTTTGCAAAATGGTTTAGTTGAGCCTAATCCTAAAGAGTTTTCTAATAAGGTAGATTCATGCTGTAGTATATTGCCAGAGCCATCACCAGCTATAGGATATTCTAAAACACCTTGATCCCACCAAGCACCTCTATCGACACCTGTGCCTTTACTCCAGACATTATCTTTATAGTTCCAAATAACATATCTTGATGGTGTGTAACCAGTATCAGCATCACTTGGAAAAAACCACCATATTTCATTGTAATTAGAATTGTGACCACCCACCGCAACTTTTCTCATAGGATAATCTAAATTATCGTAGATATAATCATGCACATCACATGATACTTCTCTAACATTACCATCATAAACAAAGACAGAATTTTCTCCCAACCAAGCAAGAAAATCACCTGTGCTAACAACAGACCTCATACCCAAAGGACGGCAACTTTCACCAGCTTGTGCAATGCCATAAATAAAAGGATTACCAGAATAATACATTCTACTTAGACCTGTTTCTGTAAAAACTATAGTGTCTAATTTGTATTTTTTTGCACCTATAATTTCACCAGAACTAGGAACTATTAAATCTCCTGCGGTATTGGTGGCTTTAGCTGTCCAGTTATTATTATCTTCTCTATTAGACCAGGCTATTTTTCTAGGATCACCACCTGAACCAAAAGTTACTAAATGTCTTTCATTTGTTACTACTATAGCTTTATTGTTTGTTGGTGCATTGCTTAATACAGTAGCGATAGTATCTGCTGATCCACTTGAATTAGATTGCCACCTATATACCTTACCATCACCAGCGAAACAAATTATTAAATCTTCACCCCAATTATCAAAAGAAAAATCTCTAGTGTTTAAAGATAAGCCTGATTGACTTCGTGCATCACCATAATCTTCAACACCCCAATGATAAGCACCATAACCTAAAGGATCTGCACTTGCATCATTTACAAAACCAACTGGAGTTATATCTGTTGTAGAACCTTTATAAATGACAAATATTTTTTGTCTTGTGCCAACAGCAATAACTGGATTGCCTGCATTGTCATTATAGGCATATAGGGCAATAACCTCTCCTGTTATTGTGCCATGTGATAATTTTTCCCATCCTTTTATGGGTGTGAGATAACCATTTTGAAATCTGACTAAATTGCCATCAACCCAACGGCCTTTGTTGGAATATTCTGTGCCGTTAGTGACTATTCCTGCGGGTGGTGTAATTGATACTAAAGCCATTCACTAATTACTGCCCTCTAGTGATTCAATTCTACTTTGTAAATCGTCTATTATTGCTTGTTGTTCTTGAATAGCCTTTACTAAGTTTGGAACTAAGGGTGCAAAATCTAACATCCATTTTTCTGTATCTGAACCAACTGTGACACCTCTTGCATAAGCGCCTATATCATCAAAGGCTTGTTTGTAAGATTGAGCGCCAAAACCACAACCATCAGTAACTCCTTCCGATGGTCTTGTATACTTTATTGGTTCTAGTTTAGAAATTAAATTTAAACCATCAGCTGGTCCTGTAATAGTTTTGTATCTTTCATCAGATTCAACTGCTAATGTCATAGCATCACCTGAAAGATCGTAGTCTATTTTTCCTAAACTTGAGTTAGCATTTTTTCTATAAAATCTAACAAATCTATAAAAAGAAGCATCACCGGTATCTGAATCTAAAGCTAAAACTGCATCATCATTGTTACCTGTCTTTTTAAGGTTTAATATTTCGTTTTCAAATATTGTTGTGCCACCTATAGATACTTGACCACTAGCATTAATTTGCATCCTTTGACCACCACCAGTATCAAATCTGATAATATCTTCGTCAGAAGATTCTTCACATTGAACTTTAGTATCGCCGTCAGCGTCTTGTATAGCTGTTGGTGTTGAAGATATAGTAGCAAAAGATAAAGCTCCACTTCCGTTTGTTTGTAAAACTTGGTTAGCACTACCATCTGATGTTGGGAAAGTGTATGCACCATTAAATTGGACTACTTGGCTTTCATTAATACCAATAGCAACGCTTGTTCCTACTGTGCTGCCATGACCAATAACAAGATCATCTACAGAATCATCAAGTGCAATATAGAAATCTTGTGCATTACCATCAAATTGAATTGTGACATCTTCTGCGCCAGCATCACCCAATGTTAATTTTGGAGTTGTGCCTTGAATAATTACATCACCACCAAAAGTTACAGCTCCCATTGAAACTGCTGTACCTGATGTGCTAAAAATTGCATCAACAGTATCTAAATTTGTATTTAATTTTGTACCCCATGTGTCGGTAGAAGCTCCGACTTCTGGTTTTACTAGACTTAAATTTGTTGTGTTTGTATCTGCCATAATTACCTATTTGATATTTGTTCTGTCCAAGTTGTAGATGGATTTGTTTGATCTGTCCAAACTACACTTGGATTTATTTCTTTCTCCCATTTTAAACGACCATCTACAGAAATGCTAGAAGTATTGTTGATTGATGAAGCTCCTTGTTTAATAAGACCAGCTGAAGAACCAACAGAAGAAACTGTTGTTATTGTTGCTTCTCCGACATTAATTTGAGTTCCTTCTGAGGTAACAGATGAAGATACTGTTATACTTGATTCACCAATATTAACCTGAGTTCCAGCAGATGATACAGAGGAAGATGCTGAAACAGAACTAGATCCTATTAGCAAGATTACTCCAGCACTAGATAATGATGCTGAAGAACTTATTGAGGTCGCACCTTCACGAATAAGCAATCCGTCAGATGATAATGATGATGAAACATTTATATTAGATTCACCTAAATCTATTTGTGTGCCTGAGCAACTAACTGATGCAGATGCGGATATATTTGATGTTGCTAACTCATATTGGGTATCACCCCAATTTGATCTGCCATAACTACCAAACCCATATCCTTGTTGGGCCATGTGTTAATCCAACGAAATAGTTACTGAACTTGCGTTAAATCTAAAGACATCACCACTACCTACAGTTTTACTTGCTGTTAATGCACCATAGGCAAGTAAATTACCGCTTGATGATGCGTCAAATAAACCCATGTGGGTAATTGTGCCTTGTGATCCTGTAGCTGTTGGAAACTCAACTGAGCCACTATTAGATATTGAGCCACTTGAAGC